ACTTCCAACGCCGACTTCGGTGCTGGTAACACGGGCGCTGACCGTATCTGCCTGATGGGTCACAAGGAGTCGATGGTGCTGGTTGAGCAGATGGGCGTTCGTTCGCAGACCCAGTACAAGCAGGAATACCTGGGCACGCTGTTCACCTCTGACATGCTCTACGGTGTCAAGGCAATGCGTACTGCTGCAACCGTCGGCGCTGCTACATCGTCCTCGGCCTTTGCACTGGCTGTTCCAGCCTAATTAAACTCCCCGGCTTAGGCCGGGGGTTTTTAACCTAATTAGGAGAACATCATGGCAAATGCAACATCCGTCGTCGTACGCGCTGGCAATGACCAGTTTCGCGGTCTTTACACTAGCACCTGGTTGGTTCGTGCCACTCTCAACGCTGACAGCTTGTCTGACGGCGCTGGTGACACCGATACCGTAGCTGTTCCCGGTGTGGCACTCGGTGACATGGTTTTGTCGGCTTCTCTGGCAGTGGATGTGGCGGGTCTTATCGTCACAGGCTATGTCAGCGCAGCAGACACCGTTAGCATCCGGTTCCAGAACGAAACCGGCGGCACCGTTGATCTGGCGTCGTCCACACTTCGTCTCGTAATCGCACGTTCATTGGCGTAAAAGCCGGGGGCTTTGGCCCCCGTCTTGCCATCAGGAGGTTTCATGGCAACTTTTAAGTGTCTATCCAGTGGCCAAACAGTCACGTTTACTTTGCAGCACGACATCGACAGCATGAAAGGCCATCAAGGATACATCCGCGTCGATTTACCCGAGGATACGCACAGCGAAGAGGCTAGTTTGGTAACCATACCCCCGCCAGCAAAACGGCAGGGGCGGCCAAGGAAAATGGAAAATGTCGGAAATTGACCCGAGAGAGTTTGGCAAATTGGAAGCGCAAGTAGAACTCATGCAGTCAGAGATCCATGCGCTGCGCAATGACGTCAAGCAGTTGCTGGAAATGGCTAATAAGTCCAAAGGCGGCTTTTGGATGGGTATGACGATCGCGTCTGCTTTGGGCGGCATACTGACTTTTGTTGCAGATAGACTGTTTTTCAAATAAGGGGTGACATCATGCCAATGGTTGACGGAAAGAAGTACCCATACACGAAAAAAGGCAAGCAGGAAGCTGCTTCGGCCAAGATCAGCAAGCTGCGCAAAGAGGGCTACCCGCAGAAACAGGCGGTAGCTATCGGGCTTAGCATGGCCGGCATGGCCAAGAAAAAGGCCAAGAAATGAAGCCGGTCTGGGAGGCCAAACGGCCTAAAAAGCTGGGTGAGTCTAAGCCCTTGACCCCAGCGAAAAAGGCGTCGGCCAAGCGTATGGCCAAGGCAGCTGGACGGCCCTATCCGAATTTGATCGACAACATGAGGGCAGCGAGGAAGAAATGAAAACACCCGCTTGGCAAAGAAAAGCCGGTCAAAATGCAAAAGGCGGCTTGAATGCCAAAGGCCGGGAGTCTTATAATGCAGCAACTGGGGGAAACCTCAAAGCGCCGGTGAAATCCGGCGACAACCCACGACGAGCTTCTTTTCTTGCCAGGATGGGCAATATGCCCGGTCCGGAGCGTGTAGACGGCAAGCCCACCCGGCTGCTGTTGTCCTTAAACGCTTGGGGCGCTACATCCAAGGCAGATGCAAAGGTAAAAGCTAAAGCTATCTCCGCAAGGAATAAGGCGAAAAGCAAATGACCTACTTAGAACTCGTCAACGATGTGTTAGCCCGCTTGCGGGAACAACAGGTCACAACCGTTGGCCTGACTAGCTATTCTTCCTTGATTGGTAAGTTTGTTAATGATGCCAAACGCCAGATCGAGGACGCCTACGATTGGAATGCGCTAGGCCAAGAAATCACTTTTACTACGACATCCGCCACGTACGAATACTCGTTGACCGGCGCAGGTCAGAAGTTCCGCGTTACCAGCGATCCACTAAACACCACCAGCAATGTCGTCATGGAAGTCATTCCTGTGGGCGAGATGCGGCGCAAGCAGAACCTGCAGCCACAAGTGACCGCTGTTCCTACCGAATACTGCTTTGAAGGTGTAGACGGCAACGGCGACGCCAAGGTGCAGCTGTGGGGGCGGCCTAATGGCATCTACACCATCAAGTTTTTCCTGTCGGTTCCACAAGCCGCGCTATCGTCGGACTCCACATCTGTGTTGGTGCCGGATGTGTTGGTAGCGCAAAACGCTTACGCCCGCGCTTTGGTTGAGCGCGGCGAAGACGGCGGTCTGAACTCTTCGGAAGCCTACGCGTTGTATAAGACCATGCTGTCGGATTACATTGCTTTGGAAGCCACGCGGTTCCCAGAAATGCAGGAGTTTTACCCCTCATGAGCCAGCCACTGCGCATCGATACGATCTCGGCGCCAGGCTTTTACGGCCTGAACACCCAAGATTCGCCGCTCGATTTGAACGCGGGGTTTGCTTTGGTGGCGACGAATTGCGTCATTGATCAGTATGGCCGGGTAGGTGCGAGAGAGGGTTGGGCTAAAGTCAACAGCAGCTCTGGCAATCTAGGCGCCAATGATGTGGGCGTCATCCATGAGTTGGTGGTGGCTGACGGTACGTACACGATTCTGTTTGCCGGCAACAACAAGATTTTCAAACTCGACGGCAGCAATGCAGTTGTCGAGTTGACCTACGGGGGAGGGGGCACCGCCCCGACCATCACAGCCAACAACTGGCAGTGCGCGTCGCTTAATGGCATTACGTATTTCTTCCAGACAGGCCATGACCCGCTGATTTACGATCCAGCTGTTAGCACGACCACGTACCGCCGCGTCAGTGAGAAGACAGGCTACGCCGGCACGGTGCCGTCGGGCAATGTTGTCATATCAGCTTACGGTCGTCTGTGGATTGCCAGCACTGCGGCGGACAAGCAAACACTGACGTTCTCTGATTTGCTGGCTGGCCATATTTACTCGGGCGGCACCTCCGGCACGTTGAATGTGAACAACGTATGGCCTGCTGGACCAGACGAGATTGTCGGTTTAGCTGCGCACAACAATTTCTTGATTATCTTTGGTAAGCGCCAGATATTGGTTTACCAAGGCGCGACAGCACCGGCAACGATGTCGCTAAGCGATACGGTGGTCGGCATTGGCTGTATCGCGCGCGACTCGATCCAACCTACTGCGACTGACGTTTTCTTTTTGTCTAACAGCGGCGTGCGATCACTGATGCGAACGATCCAAGAAAAATCAGCGCCGTTCCGTGATATCAGCAAGAACGTGCGAAACGACTTAATCGGCATTGTTGCAGGTGAAACGCTGGCTAATATTAAGGCCGTGTACTCGGAAATCAATGCATTTTACCTGCTGACGTTGCCGACCAATCAGTCTGTCTACGTGTTTGATACGCGTGGCTACTTGCCTGATGGATCTGCGCGAGTGACGCAATGGACGTCGATTACGCCGTCGGCTTTGTTGTCGCGTCGCAATGGTGATTTGCTCTTAGGCCAAACTGGCTACATTGGTAAATACGGCACGTATCTGGATGATACAGCTGAGTATCGATTTCAGTACTACACGAATCATAGTGACTTAGGTGATCAAAGCGTCACATCCATACTAAAACGCATTGGTGTGATTGTGATTGGTGGCACAAATCAATACATCACCATTAAGTGGGGTTTTGATTTTAACGAAAACTATTTGTCGCAAAACACGCAAATTCCTACACAAAGCGTGTCGGAATATGGCATTGCTGAATATGGCGCTAATGGGGTTCCTGTTGCGGAGTATGCTGATGGTATTGCACTACAGACGCTATATGCGCAAGGTACGGGCACTGGCCGTATTGTTCAAACGGGCTACGAAGCTGACATCAATTCTTCGCCGTTGTCGATTCAAAAAATTGAGATTCTGTCGAAAAACGGGAGAGTAACGTGAGTAACTATGTAAAGAGTACGGACTTCGCGGCCAAAGACGCATTGGCGTCTGGTAACGCGGCTAAGATTGTTAAAGGCACGGAGATTGACACCGAATTTAACAATATCGCCACTGCCGTTGCGACCAAAGCCGATCTTGCCAGTCCCACGTTTACTGGCACGCCCACGCTTCCGACAGGCACGATAGCTGTTACGCAATCAACGTCTGACGATAGCACCAAGATAGCTACCACTGCGTTTGTGCAAGATGTTGTTGATGCCATAAAACAGTCACTTTACCCAGTTGGCTCTATCTATACCAATGCGACTAGCAGTACCAATCCTGGCACGTTATTAGGGTTTGGTACGTGGACCGCATTTGGCGCGGGTCGTGTCATGGTTGGTTTTGATTCTGGTAATTCGCTATTTGATACAGCAGAAGAAACGGGTGGTTCTGCAAATGCAGTTAATGTAAGCCACACGCACACTGCCACATCTACGGTTACTGACCCTGGCCACAGCCATACAGTAAAAATTGGCGAAAGTTTTAGCGGCGGGAATAGTGTTCAGTACACAAATTCTATAACAGGAAACGCGTCTGTAGTTAATAGCAATACAACAGGAATTACTGTTGCTACTAGTGTTTCAACGGAAGGTTCATCTGGCACCAATGCAAACTACCAGCCGTACATTACGGTCTATATGTGGAAGCGGACAGCATGATTGTCGAAACCTTACCAGACCATCAGATTACGCATCATTTCTCTGATGGTATGTACGCCAAAGAGATGCGTGTAGAAGCAGGACAAGCTATTTTGAAGCACACGCATGACTTTAGCCACTTGTCTATTCTGGCTAGAGGTCGTGTGGCCATGCTGATTGGCGATGAGATAGAAGTTATTGAAGCGCCTGCTTGCGTAGATGTGAAAGCAGGTTTGGTACATGGCATAAAAGCCATTGAAGATTGTGTTTGGTATTGCATCCACGCCACCGACGAGAAAGATCCGGCGAAGGTGGATGAAGTTCTGATAAAGGGGTACTAACATGCCAGTAACGGCAGCACTTATCGGCGGCGGCGCCAGCCTCTTAGGCGGCATATTAGGTGGTAATTCGCAGAAACGTGCTGCGCAAATATCCGCTGACGCGCAACTAAAAGCCGCGCAACTTGCTGCCGAAGAGCAGCGTTTCCGCCCCGTTGGGGTAACGACACGGTTTGGCCGAAGCCAGTTCCAGTTCGATCCTAGTGGTCGTCTGATGGGTGCTGGATACCAGATCGATCCGCGTCTGGCAGCGTATCAAGATCGTTTGGATACGCTGGCGGAACAGCGGTTAGCCGAAGCCGAAATGGCGCCGGAAGCCTACGCGCCTTTGCGCCGTGCTGGGGAGCAGTTGTTTGGGTTAGGTGGTCAGTATTTAGCACAAAGTCCGGAACAAGTTGCGCAACAATACATGCAGCGCCAGCTCGATTTGCTCGCGCCTAGCCGCGAACGTCAGTACGCCCAGCTGCAAAATCAACTGTATCAAACTGGCCGTGGCGGCTTGGCCGTTGGTGGTACTGGTATGCGACCAGGCGGCAGCCCCGGTCTGGCTGCAGCCAACCCTGAGATGGAGGCGTATTACAACGCATTAGCCCAGCAGGACGCAGCACTAGCAGCTCAAGCCCAACAAGAAGGCCAGCGTCAGCTGGCGTTTGGCACCGGTCTGTTTGGCCAAGGTGCAGGTTTGCTGGGCGGCTACGAGTCGGGTGTCACCGGCGCGCTAAACCCGTTCACGACCACAATAGGCGGCGTCTCAACGTTGGAGAGCTTGGGCCAGCAGCCGCTGGACATCGGCGCGCAGTTGGGCGGCCGTGCGGCAACCGCAGGCGCCAACGTAGGCCAGACGTTGTTCCAAGGCGGGCTGAGCGCAGCGCGTACAACACAGGCGGCTGCGTTTGACCCTGTGTCTGCGGCGTTGATGGGTTTTGGCAGCAACCCAGCATTGGTTAGCGGCGTGGCGGGTATGTTTGGGCAGCCTAACGCGGCGGATTACGATTGGGGTGCCGGCAACGTAAACAATCAAAGTTCAAGTTATTTTTCGCCCAACACTAGCGCAAGGTCTCAAGGTTATGGCTACTACTAATATCTTAGGTCTGTTCATGTCGCCTGAACAATATCAGGCGCAGCAAATGGCGCAGCAGCAAGCCGGCGAACAGCAACGCGCTATAAATTTTGCGGGGCTTACCCCATTGCAGCAGGCCAATTACGGCGTGTTCATGGGCGCGCAGCAGCTGGGTCGCGGCATAACTGGTCTGTTGGGCGTGCAAGACCCACAACTGCAACGCATCCGCCAGCGGCAGGAGATCATGCAGTCGATCAACCCTGCAGACCTTGAGTCTCTCATGGGCGGCATCCAGCGCGCGTCGCAGATGGGTGACCAAGAACTGGCGCTGACGTTAACTGACTTCATGAATGAGCAGGGCAGCAAAATGGCGTTGGCGCGTCAACGGCAAGCCCAGGCCGACCGCGAACGTGCCCAAGCGTTGCCTGCGGGGATTCAAGAAGCAGCGCGTATCAGAGAAATTACGCTGCTACAGGCTAATTTGGATCCAGAAAGTATTGAGTGGAAATCGTTAGAGGACGAAAAAATTCGCTTGCAAAAAACAGGCCGCGCGAAATCGGATACTGAAGCGTATAAAAATGCGTTTCAACTTACTGTTGCGCAAAACCCAACTCTTGATACTGAATCACAAGAATTCCAAGGATTTCTTGCTACTAACCTGCAAAGCCTACTGCTTAAAGATAAGCCAGAGTCTAAGACAGAAGCGCAACGAAATGCGTATGACATCACCCTTGCCAGATATCCAAATCTTTCCACTGATTCTCCTGAGTTTAAGACCGAATATGGAAAGATATTGGATAGTTTAGTCAGTAAAAAAGACGGCGAAAAACGAAGCCCAGAAGCACAATTGGCGATTGACGCTGGCTACATACCAGGATCACCAGCTTATGCGGATGTAATGGATAAAATGATCGCCGGTAAACTGCCCGGCGGTAGACAAATCGAGAAATTAGTTATTAACAGTGAAATTGTACGACTTAAAGAGTTGCAGGCAGGTCTCGAAAAAGATTCGCCTGAATATAAATCTTATCAAGAACAAATTGAGTTCTTGGGCGGCGGCGCAGGTAAAAATAAAGTAAGCGCATTCGGGCAACTTTTGATAGATAAGGGTATAGACCCAGGATCTAGCGAATGGAATTCTAAGATGGATGCGTACATCGCCAAAGAATTGGCGGGTAAAGAGGAAAGAGATCAGATTGTAACTATTGGCGAGACAGTCGCCGGTAATAAAGAAGGGCTACCAGCTGGTCTAAAAGTATATTCTAATAAAACAAACAAAACGCAGTATGTATTACGTGATGGTAAAGAAGTGTCCTATTACGGTTCTGTTGAGCCGCCAGGTAAAACTACAGTTGAAGTTAAAAATATTATGCCCGGTCAAGGTAAAGACGGTTTGACGGGCATTGGTAAATTTCGCAATGAAGTTGGCGAGTCTATTAAGCCGTTTAGAACTACGGTTAACGCTGCTGATGCGGCATTGCAAAATATTAATGATTCAATAAAGAGTAATAATTTCAGCTCCTTTAACGCAGCGCGAGTTCAATTGGCTAGGGCTTTGGGTGATAGCACATTGAGCCGCCGCGATATAGAACAAGCGGGTGGGGATCCATCTATTATTGGCGGATTTTTTGATGTTACATCGACGTTGTTTACCGGCACTCCAACTGTAGATACTCAGCGTAAAATAAAAGCCACGTTGCAAGCTATTCGATCTGTAGCGCGTAAGAAAGCCCAAGATGAATTGGCAGTTCAGCGGCAACTTGGCCTCCGTGCGGGTTATTCAGAGCAAGATATCAACATGGCGTTTAATTTCCCTGAAATTACTGGCGCGGGTGGCGGTGTGGCTAAACCTAATCCTAACCCTAAAGTTAGAGACGCTAGTACCTTACCTAAATAATGGGAGTTTGTAATGGATGTTAGGTTATCTAACGGCGTAATAATGGAAAACCAGCCGGAAACCACCACGCAAACTGAGGTGTACCGGCGCGCTGTAGCTGAAGGAAAAATTTCTGCGGAAGAAGCGCAGCAAGCATTGGCCGGCCCACGTCGTCAACCTTTTGCGCCTACGTTAACCGATTTAACGGTTGAAGAAGCGCGTCGTGGCTTAACTAACACGCCCGCCTTATTGTCTGGTTTCGGGAATATTTTATCTAATTACGGGATCAACCCAATTAGCCCTAGTGGATATGTTAGCCAGAAACAACCAAGATTTGCTACGGCTGGCGAAGCATTCGCGCAGGGTGAGGCAGCCGTTCGCAAACCATTGATGGAAATGCTGGGTAGCACAGGCGTGCAACCTTCAACTATTGGCGAAGCTATTTTTGGTGGTGGTGTTCAGGCAGTGACGGATCCGTTTAGCTATATGCTTGGCGGCACAGGTTTGTTTCGTGGTCCATTTGCGCGTGTTATAGGCGCGCCGGTTGAACAGTTTGGCATCGGTACAGGCGCCCAAGCTGGCGTCGAACTTGGACGTGCGACTAACTTACCCGGTGCGGATATTGTCGGTGGTTTGCTAGGCGGCGCAGGCACAAGTTTTCTTTTAGGCCGAGGCCGTCGTGTAATTGACTTAACCGGCAAAGCTACGGATATTGTCGTTAAAAAAGTTAAAGATTTGACGGGTACAGTGCCGCAAGACGAGATGATGCGCGACGTCAATACGCGGATTAACAACATCTTTGCCGCTGCCGCAGCCGCTGATCCTAACTTCATGACTGTGCTGGAGAAAGCCGCTAAAGCACAGCAGAGCGTGTCGCTTAAAGCGCCAGGCGCGCCGTCCGTGCAATTGCCATTGAACGCGCTGTTGATGGACAACCCCGTCATCAACAGTTTTATCCAAAACTTGTCTTCGCGCGACCCTAAGTTTCAAGCGCTGTATGGTTCGCAGTTTGAGGCCGCCAAACAAGCATTGCGGGAAAATCAGATTCGTTTGTTTGGAGATCCAAGCAAAGTACAGCTGACCGGCGTATCCCGTGCCGACGCTGCTGCGCAAGCAAGGGCTACTGAAAAGTCAGTAGCAAGACAAGTTCGCAGTTTAGATCAGCAAATCGCTGACGCCTACAAAGGTCAATCTATTGACCCTACAACGTTTGGTACGCGGGTTGAAGCCTTGCTTAACCAAAAAGAGAAAGCAGCTCGCGAATCTACTAAGCCACTATACAAAGAAGCGTTTGATCTGGCCGCCAAGAATAACGTCGTACTGCCTGCGACAGCGGTGGACGATATTTATTCGTTCGTTACAAGTCAGACAAACAAAGAAATATTCAACAAGTTTCCCGTGCTGTATAGCTTAGTTGAGAAACGATTCCGCCCTAAGACTACAGAACCAAGCGCCATTTTGACTGCAGAAGGTCGTCCTGCCACGCCTGGTGGCGTGGAGTTCTCGGACGTCAGTCCTGAAGCGTTGGATTCATTGAAGCGCCGTATTAACGCTGATTTGCGCACGACCAACAACACGGATCAGATTCGATTCCTGACTATGCTCAAAGAGAAAGTCTCAGGACATATCGATAATCTTAACCCTGAATTTGTTAACGCTTACCGCAACGCAGATAACGCTTATTTGCAGCGTGTTGGTTTGCCGTACAACAGCGAAACCATCAAAAATATCGACCGCAAAAAGTTTGTTGAACAGGTGGCGCCAGCCATTATTGGCAACCGCACGAACGTCGATGAATTGATCCGCGCAACAGGCGCTGAAGGTGAACGTCTGGCACGCGATGCGTTCTACGACAGCTTCACTACAGCAGCGGTGAAAGATGGCGTTCTTGATCCTAGAGCGGCGAATAAGTGGTTGGCTAAAAACGCAACCAAGATGGCGTCTATTTCCGGTTTGGAAGCTGAGCTGCGCAATTCGGTTAACGATGTGCAACAACTGATCAATCGTCGCACAGCGCTGGATGCTAATTTCCGGCGTGTAACAGGCAACCAAGTCGTTCGTGAAGGCGGGTTTGCTAATGCTGGCGATTTGGTGGCTAAGCTATATGGTGATCTTGATTTTACTAATCGATTCTTAAAACAGTACGGCGGTAACACAGACGCTATCAACGCGGTTCGCGCGTTCATGTTGGACGATTTGCTTACTGCCAGCAATCCAAAAGCCATGCTGTCTGACCGTACAAAAGCAGCTGTGTTCAACCGCGTCTTTGGCCCAACCTATGCGCAGAAAGTTGGTGATTTTGTAGAGGTGGCCCAACGCTTGAACCGAGATCCGTCTGACGTGTCTTTCCGTGGTGAGACGATACCTAAGACACCGATTGAGGAGGCGCTTGGCATACCACCTGAAATGATTTTGTCGCGTTTTAATAACCCGGTATCGGGTAAATTCTACGCCATGACATCGTTGATTAGTAAATGGTGGGCCGGCAGCGTG